TTTTTCATTTTTTATTTTCTTATTTGCATTGACACCATCCTTTTCTCCGCAGAGTGGGGATGTGTATGTAACAGCACACAAATGTCAAGCAGAACATATCTGAATCTGTCAAGGAAAAAATACAAACAGTCAGAAACCAAGAAAGAGTCAGTTACTTTTTACTAACAACTTTTTTGGGTGGCGCAAAAACTTCAGTGAGCGCCGAAAGAGCAGGGAGCGGCTCAGAAGGGGATTTAACTTTGACATCCTCAGGCTCATGCCACTCCTTGAAATCGTCTTCAGTTAGGTTAACAACAACCTTCTCCTCATCACGCTTACGCATTCTCTCAACATTCAAATGATGTTTCAACGCACGTTTGTACGTCGGAGGCAAAACACCAAAATCTCCTTTGAAGGACACACTAGGCAGTGTCCAAAAAAGAAAAGCAACATCAGCTGTCGTAACATTAGCAATAGTCACAGACAATTGTGCAGAATCAGGAGGAGTGTACGCCGGAATGTACACAGTAATAACCTGCGAAGTTGGAGAATCAACATCAACGGTAGAGTAGGTACTAGTAACGTTGACGCCATTGAGGTAATACGAAATCGTAACATTCGTAGAAACAGCAGCAGTCGCGTGAACCTCAACAAACGTAGGATAAGGAGTCATGGAACCGTGATTGAGAACCATGATATCATCAGCGGTAGACAAGGCACTAGGTGCCGCCATGTCATCTCTGATGTAAGGAATGACGGTATCGGACAGAGGGTAACTCGCAGTCATGTCAGCATCAGACCAATCAACGAAAACGTTCCCATTGATCGTAGCGAGAGTAGGATTGCCGTAATACGACTCAAACGACAACTCTTTCGATGTGGGGTTAAACAATTGAAGGTCATAGTCGAGAACGAGTTGACCAGAAACCCCTTCAGCATCGAAGGTCGAAAAGGCATACAAGTGACCCGCAGAAGAATTTCGAATATCAGTACCAGAATTATGTCGAAGCCAACGACGGCGGGGACAATTAACAGGATACTCGAAGGGTTGAAACACTTGCTTCTCAAGACAAGGAAGGGCTGGCGTAGCATGCTCAGCCCCTCGTTGCAAGATATTAACAGTCGTAAAATAGGCTTCATTACGATCAGCTGCGTCAGTGTCAACAAAAAACACAAACGAACCATCAGTTGATGTAGATACACCAGGCTTCCATCGAAACTTGAACTTCCCAGCCCATTTCTCAAAATAGTCACAAAAAGTGGAGACTTTATTATCATACCCACCAAGGACCATCATAGCAAGAGAATATGGATTGAGATCAAAATAAGGGAGAGTAGAACCAACAGATTGGTTAGAACTCCCCAAAATTGTAGTCCACGCAGTGATGGTTAACGCAGTAAGATCGGCCAGAACAACAGTGCCCTTCAACCGAGTAGCGCCAGCCAACCCACTCCTCAACCGAGTGGCAGAGACAGGCTCACGAACCAACAAATTCGCGGAAAAACGACCAGCTTTAGACATCATACGTTTGATGGCTGGAGTTTGACGTTTAACAACTTTGCGATTCTTTGGCATTTGGTTACGATAAGCCTTCGCAGCTGCAGAAGCCATAGCGCTCTTCGCACTCTTTTTGAGCTGCTGCACAGCTTTTTTGACAACCTTCTTTGCCCTTTTCTGTTCATCTTTGGGAGGACCAGGATTAGATGCCTCACCAATACGGACACCACGTTTCCAGTCGTGTTCAGGACCACCAACGAGGTCCCAGGGATAATTCCCATGATCGGTTACTCGTCCACCAGTCTGATGGAGATTTGCCACACGATTCTTGAGATAAAAACCCAATTCAGCAGCAACACCTTTCCAACCCAAATGGCCAGGAAACCCAGCCTTCTCCAAATCTTGCAACAGCAAGTTATCGGCATACTGTATGCCATGGGCAGTGGTGTTGTAATCATGACGACGAAAATAAGAGTCAAGCTCATCGACAGGCTCTACACGCCAATCAGGTTTTTGGCCCAATGACGTACGAGCACCGCCACCATAGTTGGGACCACCCCAATTACCATGGTACTCAAATTCCCACTGATTGAACACGTCAGAAAGAGGTCCCTCACCAGGATAACCCAAAGTAGCATCAAACGAAGAATCAACCGGATCAACACGCGCCTTACCCTCAACACTGTAGATGACAGGAGGAGAAGGGGTGGCCATCAAACGACGCAAATAATCACGGAAAACTCCCGCTCGACGAGAGGCATCACTAGCAGGGGGAGACTTTTTGCAACTACTACCATTGTAATAGTGTTTGGGACCCTCTCCAGGGTAACCAAGAGTAGAATCAAACAACATGCATGCACGGAAAGCTTTCGCCATCGGAGAAGTGGAAAAAATAAACGGGAACTCAGAATTACGCGCGCCACCCTCAAATCCACAATACAACCGCGAAATATCTTGATCGGTCTTGTAAACCGTAGAAACTTGAGACCACGTAACACCAGAACGAATAACGTAGTCAGCAGAAGTTGAAAGAAACAAGTCGCGATGTTTTTTCCGATACTGAGTGATAACTTTCTCAAGGAGTTCACGAACTTTGGGATTACCCCAAGTCTCAATGCGAATAGCATAAAGCCGCAAAAGAGTCCATCGTGGATCAACCTCAAAATCATTATCTTCATCATGCTCAGCAGATTCCACAAGACCAGAAACGACACGGTCAAAATTTGGAGAAGGAATGTAAATACCAAGATACAACGTCGAAACATTTGACAAAAAAGTACACTCCGCAGGGTGACGGGGCTCATCCATCTCAAATTCCATCATAATCCCAAAGCGAGACAACACAGAAAAAATACGTGAAGGATAAAACCACTTAAGGCATTCATCGGAAATACTGACAAGGACGTCATCACCACATAGTGATAAACAAAGGTGTTGATCCTGATAGGCCTGTCCAAACAAGGACGGGTCCTTTCGATCAAGAAACAAACAAACCTCCCAAGCCAGATTCCAAACAGTGGTATGACCCAAAGTATTGTCAACGATCGTGTGTGCACGACCGGATCCATTGCCAAGGAAAAACAAGAGAATGTCACCGAGCTCACCATACACCATACGAACTACCGAAAGGAGATAAAGAGAAGCGATACGCCTTTTGTATTTGGTCTCCATTTCCGTGAAAATTTGCCGTATGCGCCGACAAGTGTCCATCAACCAACGAAACATGCGAGCATCCCACTCGCCACCATCAGCAGAGAAGGTGTTCTTAGGTCCAATCTTAAGATGCTTGTGAATAAGACGGTTCCAAGTGCCAGAATATTTTGTCATGGCAACAACGTTCCAATTGGTAATCTTTGAACCCTCACGGTAAAAATTTTGATTAAAATCAAGACCATACATATTATCAGCAATGACCATTTCAATTGGCGAAATGTTGAAGGTACGTATTTTATTGGCAGCCAATTTGGACTTAAGCCGAATTTCATCCTTCAATTTATCCATCCACAACACATAAAACATGGTTTCATCCGAGTCAAGCGACTCAAGGAACGTGGACAGAACATTTAGCGGGTCCCAACCCTCACACTGCGTGAGGAATTCACGTTTGTTGGCAAACCGTAGCTTCCAGGGAAATCCACAGGATTTATCAAGATCGAGCTGATCAATGACTTGCAACACGGTCATGGGCTTAGAGCCATCAAGCGCATTGGCATAACGACGAACAGTTCGTTGAAACGCCGGTTCCATAAGCCGTTGCCACTCAATGGGCAAAGAGCGTTCTGGATTGGGATCACGGTCATAGCGAAATTTATTTTGATACGCAGCAGCGTAGTTGGCGATCGCAGCAGAATACGTGTCAGGATACTGTACAAACAAGTTTACTACATCACGCAATTCTTTATTTTGGATACGTCTAGTCTTGCTCAGTGTATATTTACGACTCCCCACTGGGCAAGGTTGAAGACGACCCAACCAAGCAGAAAATTCCCACTTGTACTTTACATACTCGGAAGAAGGAGTAAGAAAAAACGGTTCACGACGAATACCAGGATACAAAAACTCAGGTAAGTACTTGCCCATGCCGGACTGAAGATAGAACTTCGAAGTCTTTAATAGATCCGGAACTAAAGGGATAGGGAGGTGGGTCTGTTTAAAGGCAGACCCTGTTGCATAATGCCATGCAATTGTTGCGTCAGGGGGATGAACCAATTCATACCACCACCTTGAGCAGTGTGGAAACCACAAACTTTAGGTTTGCCAGGAAGCAGTCTCCAAACACCAGCAGAACAAGCGCCATCATCAGACGAACAATCATACGGACACAACATATTCGCAGCCAAGGTTTGAACTTTGCCAATTGAATGCTTAATTTTCAAATCACCGTCAGCCTTCACATTGTAATAATACATGGCGACAGGAACTTTCTCAGTCACGCCAATCACAGGGTCAACAGGCGCGGGAGAATAGTTGGGAATATTTGCTTTGAAAAAAGCCAAATCATCAGCGAACCGGACACCATCCTCGGCTTTGAATTTGTAATCAATCTCATGAAAGCGAATCTCCACATTGGGCGCAGTGTACTCAGGAACGAGGTCAACAGAGGAATTCTTAGCATACAAATGATAAACGACAACGAACCCGTTGTCGTTACCAAAACGCATGTACATAGCATTCACACGATTCCATTGACCACCAGTAGCAGTTGCATAACCCAAGTATTTTTCAATGTCTGCAGGCGCGACAGACGGAATTGTCGAAATCAACGACTCAAGTTGTAGGTCACCAAAGGACGAATTTGCCCACTTTGCCCACTCAGAATCCCACCGGTCAACAACTTTGGGATCAACATCACCGTACCAATCGGCATTCTCATCGTAAGCGTCATAGATGAACTCACCGAACTCTTTTTCACCAGCGATGTAAGTGTCAACCATTTGCGTAAGGAAATTGGGGTCAATCTCTGACTCACCAAGACCAAATTTGTCGAGAACTTTATTGATAGCAGTATGTGAATCCAGACCCAAACCATGGGCAGCAAACAAGTCCTTCAACAAATTACGACGATCACTTTTTGTCAGCGCCTCGTCAGCATATGCAACGCGATCGTCATCAGGTGCAGAGGTGTCAATCCATGCATTCTTTCCATCCCAACGACGATTCCCAGAATGTTTGATGGCCCGAACGTCAGCGCGGAATTTATGCGAAAACTGATTACGAGCTTTTTGAACGGCAGTTGCTCGCAACAAAGAACGACCTTGATCACGCGCAAACTTTTTGTATTCAGAAATCTGACTAACACCACGAGCAGCACTCAAAGGTTGCTGAGGAGGACCCTCTTTGACAACGAACGGAAAACCAGCGAGACGTTCAAGAAAGGCTGTGAAAGCAACATCACGCTGACCTTTCCCACCACGAACACAATAATGACGCTTCATGCACAGTCCATCACAAGACTCTATCGCATCATATTTGGGGCAAATCCCCATGTGTACATGGTTGTACTTGCAAACCTTCTCATCACAAGGAGTGCCTCGTAACCACTTGGCACAGGTTTGAGATAAGAAAGAAGACGGAGTCTCAACCTTTTTCTTTTTGGCTCCCTCCATAGAAACAACAGGCTTGTTTTCCACAGTGGAGGCGGGCTCGTGCGACAATGCGCAATCCTTCTTTTTGCAATCTTCCCACGGTGCATCCTTCCAAGTCTTTTTCTTCGAAAGATAAAACAAATAACGCCCGTGTTTGGGGCAACACCGGTCGCCCTTGGCGTCATAGTAAATCTTCTTTTTGACTGCAGGAGTTTGACCATCGACAGGACGACGAGCGCTTTCTTTAACTACCTCAGAGGGAGGTGCAAGCGCTTCATCCATTTGTTGTTGCTTTTGAACGGGGATCTCGCGGTCAGCTATGACACGTTGCAACTTCTTTTGCTCATTGGCCAACTGCTCAATTTTGTCAAGTAAACGGTCAGTAGTGTGCTTCATCTCTGAACCATAAACGACTGTTTTTGCCAAACTCGGCATACACTCGTCCCAGAAGGGACAACAAAGTGAGCATTGACCATGATCATTGCAATAGGGACCACGGTGACTACAAAAGCCAGTTCGACTATTAAGTTTATGCGTCTGCGCAAGATTGAAACTGATTTGAGATCGTTGGAGAAACTCCAAATCATCAGCTTTGGTCTTATCTAGCTTCAGACGTTGGTAACCGTAATAAGCGTTCGAGAAACAGGTAACCAAAGGAACAATGGCACCAATTGCAAGCAAAACACTTTCCTGCTTCAGCTGTTCTGGCTTACCATCCACAAACGTGACAAAAACCCCGGTAGGTGCATCAGCAACAGGAACAAGAGACGAACAGGGAGCGACAACACGAACAGGAAGACACCCATTAACACATTCAAATCGCTTCTGCCCTTCAACACCCTTGCAGCCACACTGGACACACACACGCGCCTTTTTCCGATCTACCATCATCTGGTGAGGTTGACGCTCAGGACAACAAGGCAAATGCTTGCACTTCATCTTGCACGTATGTAGATGAGAACCACACGCAACTGAGGAATTGTCACACCCTTCAGCGTGTTTACAAACCAGCCCAAACTTGCGCAAAATGAACGAGGGAAGTTTCCGTTTCCACATAGCAAGAAAGAAAATGCACGCTGCAAGGATCGCAAAAAAAGCAATAGTCCCACCAAACCGCCGCAACGCACGAGCACGATGCTCATGGGGAATAAGTTCAGGGTCATCGGAACCCTGTCTAGTAACGACCATGTTAGTCAAAATTTGGACATCGTCACGCACGGCAGTGTCATCATTGAAACGACAATCATGTGGAACATACTCACACTTCTCATCATCGGTACAAACAAGCCCACAAGAATGACACCAAGTCTCATTAATGTCATCGCCTCGAACATGATATTGCGGGGCAACAAGACCAGAAGAAGGAAGACCATCCTTGACAAACCGAACGACGCAGGACGTAAAACGTCCATTAGTGCGAACAGCGGCCGGAGTATCAGAGGAACAACAACTGCGCACATGGCTTTGAAGACGTTCTTGGCGATCGAGAGCTTTCTCAACGCCATCAGTGGTAGATTCAACGACTTTCGTAACATCTTCAACAACAGACTCACAGTCAAACTTTTCATCTCCATCACGCGCAACATTTGCCGCGTCGGTGAACAAATCGAAAATCCAAAATCTCCACTTTTTGATACCACGCAAACATTCACGTAGCTCAGCACGAGAATAATGAATAAGATAAAGGGAAGGAACAATAACAGACCAAGTAACAAAACTCGCAACAACACTGTCAGATTCCTTTTTCCCCCAAAATCTACGATAAAGCTTACGCAACACAACGATAGAGAACGAGAAAATAGATAACCACGTGGCAATAGGCAACTTCCAAATCTTGTAAGCCAAAAACGCTCTCGTACGATGACGAAAGGCAAACAGCGAAGTGCCCCAGGCACAAAAGCAAATCCCCCAAAGGGCAACGACTTGATAAGCCGTCCACGCAACACCCAAAGGAGTACAAGCAATTGCACCAACAGTCAGGCCAGACAGCAAAAACTGCGAAGAAAACAGAAGACCCAACGCACGTTTGGTTTGCTCCCAGGACATAATTGAACTTCTTCGCTCAACTTCATCAACATTTGACTGTCCAAGGGCACGCCACTTGGCGTTTTCTTGCCGTCTTCTTTGCCGCATATGCCTAACTTTTTCGACGACCGTCTCCCGTCCGGATTTCCGGGGAAGGGAGTCTCGCTCAGGTAGGTCCTCACTGGAGGAGACCTGGCTATGGTCGTCGTTTTTGTTTT